ATGAGTCGCGCAGTCATAGCCATAGACCCCGGCATCACGGGGGCCATCGCTGTCCTGAACGACCTTGGCGGGCTGATCGAAGTTCTCGACATGCCAACAAGCCCTGTCACGGTTTCCGGCAAGGTCCGCAACGTTGTGTCTGCGCCGCTTCTGGCGACGATGATCCAGGCGCACGATCCGTCAGAGGTGTGGCTTGAGAAGGTGAACGCACGACCGGGCGAAGGACCGGCAGGCGCGTTTTCATTCGGTCGTGGCGTTGGCGTGATCGAGGGCGTTGTCGCAGCGCTTGGCCTGCCTCTGTCCACGGTGCCGCCAGCCGAGTGGAAGAAGGCCATGCGGTGCCCCGCCGACAAGGACGGGGCGCGGACGCAGGCCATGCAGTTGTTCCCCGCCAGCGCTGACCTGTTCAAGCGGAAGAAGGATGACGGTCGGGCCGAGGCCGCGATGTTGGGCCGGTTCGCTCTTGGAAAAACTCCGTCGACAAATAATTGACTCTCGAGCGAACGGACGAAAGGAAACCAAGAAAACCAAGGTATTTATAGAAATAATGGCGCAACAGAATGGAGAAATATGGATAACGAAATTTCCATATAGCAAATATTTGTCGGATCTATCTTCGCCGTTTCGTGAAAACGCAAAACGATTTATTGACGCTATAACTAGCGCCGGTGCGACAGTTACAATCACCAACACATACCGACCACCAGAACGCATCTATTTAATGCATTGGTCGTGGATGATCTTTAAGAGAAAGTGCCAACCAGCCGATGTCCCGCCAATGACGGGCGTCGATATCACTTGGAACAGCGGGAACGTTGGCACAGATATAGCGGCAGCTACGCAAATGGCGGTCGCGTTCGGTATAGCCAGTTTGGCCGTTGCTCCCGCTCTGAACGCTACAAGTAGGCACCTGACCAAGAGCGCCATCGACATGAATATTTCATGGGCAGGCAATTTGACCATAAAGAGTCAAGCGGGTCAGGAAGTCACAATCTCTTCTGCGCCTCGAACCGGGATGAATAAGGACTTGCAGGCTGTAGGCCGTTCATATGGAGTCATCAAATTCCATGGCGGTGATAAAGATAGACCACATTGGTCAATCGATGGCTGGTGAAATATGAAAAATTATCTCTACGCAGGTATGCTGTGCTTATCGGTTCTCGCCTGCGCGCCGACAGCCGTTGCCGCTCCACCTGCGGATGTTAAGAAATTTCTCAACGCCGCATACACTTGCCAATTTCTCAGTGGTGAATACGATGATTCGCTGGCTGCAGACGACAAACAGAAAATGCAGAAAGATGTTAAAAAATATTTTCACTACGTCAGAGATAATAAATCTAAATTGAAAGAGAAATATCACAACAACATCAAAATAATAAATAAAATCAGCAAGTATGATTCACTCGAAATCGATTAGATTTATTGGTGAAACTCGAAATTTTAGACTTTGTGACGAGATGCGGTGTTCCATTTTATTTTGGGTGACTCATCTCGTAAACTGCGTGATGCATCCCAATCGCATTCATGCGTTGTTATGGATCAGGGTTACGCAGGCATCGAGCCTGCGACTCCACGCCACTGACGAAACAGGCGACGTGGAAATTTGCATTTCGGCCAATTCACCGCCTGGCTCTGTTCCTGCCTCGCCGCCCTCCCGCCGGTTAATCGGGCATGAGAGAGAAATCTGCAAGAGGGACAACACGAGGGACAGATTAGCGAACAAACACGCTAACTATTTGATTTTATAAGGAATTTTTGGAATTTGTGGCGGACCCGAAAGGATTGCGTCTCCCGAGTCAGATCAACGGCTTAGGTGTGTTAAACCATGTGTGTTGACACACGGCAGAATCAGCGAACTTTTCCAGTGTGTTAAACCTTTCCCCTTGTACCCCTCCTCCATTCCGTGCGATTCTGCGCGGGCTGCGGCGGCGTGGATGGACACGCGGGAACTTATCGGCTTGGGTCGCCTGCGCGACGGTCAAGGTAAGCTCTCCGCTCGCGAAGAGAGCCGGTATCAAGCCCGGCCCGCAGCAACAGGTTCCGGTCTTTTGCCTCGGCGATGGACTGGCGGGCGCCGGACCCGTGCTGCTCTGCATAGCGCATCAGCCTCTCCGGTAGTCCTCGGGTGCACACGGGGCAGAGGCGAACGACTGGCTATCCTGAAGGACTACCAGCGCCGCAGCCGGTGGAAGCCCGGCAACACTCCAGACACAATCTCAGCGCACGCTCAGGCCCATGGAAGTCCGCGCCCACGTCCGGCAGATCATGCAGTGGGGCGGCAGCACGATGCACTGAGGCGCTTGACTCTCGCCGCGTGTTCTCGTTCTGTTCTTCCATGCTTGGAAGAAGCAACCACACTCACCATCCGGCGCTCGATGCAGCGCTGAGCGAGACGGACGTAGCAACTGCGGCCCGTCTGGGGCTGAGTCTGCACGCCGCCTGCGCGTGCGGGAGATCGGGGGTTGCACATCTAGAATTGGTGATGCGCGACAGGCCATCGGTTCGGCGCATGACCGTGCTCGCGCTGGCCGAACGGCTGACGTGCAGCAAGTGCCGCGAGCCGTATGCAAGCGTGAGCCTGTCCGACACCGGGTGTGGCCCAGATTGCCCCGGCGTTTACCCGGTGACGTGGGGGCTCACGCTCGTGGAGCGTAAAAAGCTGGGCTGATTGGGCCATAAGGACTGGGCGTGAGAGTCGAGGGGCTCGTGTTTTTTCTGCTTGACCAATGCACCCAATGGGTGTATTTAGATCGCATCAGGGCAATCCTGATAGGGGTGCCGCTGCGGGGCGCAGGGAATATAAATGATGAGCAAAATCCTCGAAATCGCGAAGAACTCTGACCACGTCTCCAGGGTTTCCCCGTGGAAAGACCGGGTCTATCTCAGCCTTGAAGGATTTGACGCGTCCGTGCGCGGCGACCGCAACTTAAAGGTTTGGATCAAGGGCGACATCCTGACAGTCGAGTGCGCCAACGGCTCACCCACCAGCGGTATCCTGGCATCTCTGCATGGCTTGACCGACGCGATCATCGCAGCAGGAGGGGAGCGCAAGGGTTACAGCGACAGCATCAACGCCACCTACACGCTCTGAGGACGAGGACGCATGTGGTACGCGATACGATCTCACTCCAATCAGGTCGCCTATGGTTGGACCGACGACTTGGCAGTCGCTGACGCGGCTGCGGACCACCTGTGGCGCATAAAGATTGACCTTGGCGATCAGCGCATCGGCCTATGCAGATACGCAGCTTACCCTCTCACAGATGCCGAGGCCGCCTCACTTGGGCTGGAGAATTGGGGGGAGCCTCTACTCTTTACGGCGGACTCAACTGTCGATGACTTTGCGACCGACGCGGCATGACCTACCTCAACCACCTGACCCTCAACACTGCGCACATCAGGCGATCGATGCGCGACGAGGTCGCTGACGAGGTCGTAACGCATACACGGGATTTGCTCGACCGCGCGCTGGCAGCGGTCGGCGACGCCGATATGCCGATCCCAGGGTACAGACTGCACGTCGAGTCCTTCGGTAAGCGCCGCGCCATGCTCTGCACGATTTTTGAGGACACTGATCCCGTCGTCACGTTTGGCGTCGCATCCCGGCAATCCCCGGCGTTGTGGCGCGCTCTGCGATCTCTCCAGGCAGAGGCTTGGGACGCAGCCCCGATGCTCGCTGAGCCGGACTCTCCATGGATCGCGGCCCTGATGCTGCCCGCCCTGATGCGAAATCCGGCATCAGGCCTGTGGATCGGTGATTTTGAGCGATGCGCCGCATGGGCGTGGCTTGCCGCCGATGACAAAAAAGCGACGCCCAATGACAACAACACCGACGCCTGACGAGATAAGGGCGCGCCGCCTCGCTATCGGTCTCACGCAGACCGAGGCGGCGGAATTGATCTACAGCCGCATGCGCAGTTGGCAAAACTGGGAAGCGGGCGAGCGGACGATGCACCCCGGATTGTGGGAGCTTTTTTGCCTCAAAAGTGCGACCGCTAATCCGGCCACTTCCGCCGCAAATGCGCCCTGACTGCAAGTGCGATGACCACACCAGCGACGATGGCCCCAAAGACGCCACCACCTGCGAACCCCGCCTGAAACTCCGTCATGCTGCGCTCGCCCGCATCTCGGCGACCAGCGCATCCAGCGCCTCACCGTTGGGCGACGCACCGTTGATTCCGGTCCAGTTCTGACGGAGCACATTAACATTAGTACATTTATGGTACATGCTCATGTAACTTGTACTTTTTCTTTGAGTGTCGGAAAATAAAACGGCCCGCAATAGTGTTTCAGCACTATGCGAGCCTCACCGATGACTTGAGGATAGCAAGCCAGTGGCTAACGAAGAGATTTACGCCAACGACCCGGGCGTGCAAGAGCGTTTTTGGGCGAAGGTTAATAAGGAAGGCCCTCAGCACCCTTACGAGCCCAGTAAGGGCAATTGTTGGGAGCGCCCAGCTTCGGTCAATGACGGATATGGTCATTTCAAAGTAAATGGGCGAATGCTCAAGTCACACAGGCTGTCCTGTGCGCTTGTTGGGAATCCCCCTCCCAAAGGTATGCTGTGCCGTCATACATGCGATAATAGAGTCTGCGTTAATCCAGAGCATATATCGTTCGGAAGTCCGAGGGAAAATACAAACGATATGATCTCTCGCGGCAGGCAGGCTCGTGGAGAGCGAGCATCAAAATCGAAGTTAACGGCAGAAGAAGTCATGTCTATCATGAAAGACTTTAGAAAATACCCACAAATAGCCGCCGAATATGGAGTTGGTGATGAAGCTATTGGCCGCATAAAGCGCGGTATCACATGGCGTCACATAACGCACCTCTAGCGTCCCATTAAATAAGATGAATTGTCGGCGCGCAGCTTGTCCCAATCCTGCCCCGACAGCAGGCCGGATGCGGGGGCGATCTGGTTCCACGCGACGGCATGGAATTCGTCCGCTCGAGACCGGACCCATCGCCACGTTGCCTTCTGAATCCCGCCCCACGTCAGGACATCGACTACGTCTGAATCGTCAGTCCCGGAATAGCTCCACAAAAGCGCGCAATGGCCGCCCCACGATCCGGGCGTCTGGTCTCCTGGCGTCGTCGTGTCCCAGACCGCGTCGACAGACGCCTCGTCGGCTTCGGCCAGCGCAAACCCACAGTAGACTGTCCCAAAGGCAGCCATACAGAGGCGCACGCCATTGAGGTTGGTGAGGTCGATGTTGCCCCAGATAGGGTAAAGCGTCTGGGCCGCGAGCGCGTATCCGTCCCGAGCGGCAATCGCCAGCACGTCCACCTCGACGCCACCTCGATCGGTTGCGGCGTTGCCGGGAACGTAGCCCGTGCTCTTGGAGTAAAACGAGATCGCCTCGGCGTCTGTCACCGAGACCTGAAAACCCGCGAGCGACGCCTGCGCGCGGAAGCTGTTGCCCAGACCGGCGGACGTGCAATTTCCGAGCGTATTATTGGCAAGCATCTGCGGCGACGGATCAATATGGTCTCGGATCAGCCGCGCCGGAGCCTGACGACCAAACAGCGACAGCGCCGCCATCTTCGGAGCGCGCGCGTCATGGCGTGCGGGGAGCTTGCCGAGTTTCATTCTCATGGATTGGCTTTCGAGAGATACCGCCCTGCGTCGTAATCCGCAGGCAGCGTCGTGTGATCAGGGTGCAGGAGGCAGTCGCGCACGAGCGCCGAGCACGCGGCATGTGCGCCGAAGATCAGCGAGGACGTGCCGACGTAATGGATCGAGACCACGCGCCCGGACTGGATGCGGGCCGACATACGGCACTGCATGGATGCGCTGGCGGAGACGGTCGGTTTGACCAGATCAGCAAAGAGCGGGACGGATCCGGATATAGACGGCGTGGAGGCGTTCGCGCCCCACGATAGCACCCAATCATCCGGCCCGACGCGCATCCGCTCGGACGGTTGACCGGCGCAGGACACGAGATCCGGCAGTGTGGTGCCGGGGAGATCATGGCGTGCCTGCTCGGGGAGCGAGGCACAGGCTGTCAGACTCAATACCAGCGCCAGAGCCACCACAGGACGACGGCCATAGCCGCCATCCCGCCGACGATCACCGCGCGCTGGCACGACACAGGCCCCACACGAACAGCCAAATGCCGAAGGCTGGAGCCGCGACGATGAGAGCCGCGCCCCACATCAGCGCGACACGCCCAGTGCCTTGAGCGCCTGCGCCTCGGTCATGCCCAGACGCGCAGCCGACGTGGAGCCGAGCAGCGCCTCGAACAGAGACACGACCGTCGCGAGCGCGTTCGCCGCTGTGGTCGCATCACTCTTGACGGTGGACGAGAGAGACGAACCAGCACCGGAAATTGCAGCCGCAATCGTCGAACTTACGGACTCGATATCCGAAAGCAGACTGTCGACGCGCGTTTTCCAGTTCGTGTCGTCATAGCTGACGGTCACGCTCGAACCGGCGGCGGCAGAGAACGCCGTCAGTGCCGTCGCAAGCGCGGTCTCGGCGGCTTCAATCGCGGCGAGATACGGCGTCAGCGCGGAGATGCCGGATGCCAGGCTGATGATTGTCGCAGCCGCGTTCACGCCCGCCTGCCCGTAGGCCGTGATCTTAGCGACGTTGAGCGTGATCGTGGTGACATTACCCGACGTGGTGACGGTGCAGGCGGCGAGCGCAGTCCCGGCGGCAAGCGCGCCAAGGCCACGCAGGGCGGCGCGACGGGATACGTTACGCATTGGCGGCGGTCTCCGTGTTGGTGATGCTGCCTTCGGCGGCGCTGATGACGGCGGTGATTCCGTCGAACGCTTTCGACAGCCCAGCATCGATGCCGGACAAATCCACGCCGGGCGCGAGGTTGGGCACGAGCGCGTTGACAAGCAGCGACAGGGCGTTGCCCGCAAGCGCGATGTCAGCCTTCACGGCAGCGCTCTCATGCTTGCCTGCCACGGTCGAGATCAGGGTTTCGAGCGAAGTGATCGAGGCCAGATCGGCCATGAGCTTTCTCCATAAAAAAAAAGCCGCCCGGTTAGGGGCGGCTGTGCGTGGGGCGTGGGCGGTGTCTATCCGCCAATGTGAAAGGTCACTTCGGGCGCGTGTCGTCCGGATGCAGTCCGAGCTTTTCCGCCGCCTCAGTTCGATCGGTCGCAACCGGAACCATGACTGCTTTCTGGCCGGGCTGATACGCATTGGCATTCCAGCCGCGTGCCTGAGCGATAGCCGAGACCGCCATGTAGACGAGCGTCCACTTACTGCCTGCGGCAGGCGGTTTCCAGAACCGCATCGCTAGCGCGCACGAAGCGATCACGAACGAGACAAGCGCCATTGCGTCGCCCGCATACTGCGCCGGGACCAGCGCGAGGATTGTCGTGAGGTCCATTGCTGGGCTCCAATAAAAAGCCGCCCGGGTGGGGCGGCTGCGTCACGTCACCACGTCGCGCCGTTGGCGATCCTGTGCCACGTATTCGTCGCGACGCACGAATAGATGTAGGTGGCGTCGGTCTCTACCTGGCCAGCCGTGCAGGTTGCAGAGGATGACGCCGGAGTCCCAAACGGGAGCACTGCGGCCCCTCCAACCTTGAGGCCGCCTGCGAGACTCAAGCCGCCGCCGCCACTCTGTTGCGTTCCGATGTTAAAATTTCCGCTGGAGTCCGCAGTCAGGTAGACGGCAGCAGTGCTTGAGGCATTAGGAAAAAACAGCGCCTTGCCACTTGTCATATGCACATCGCTATCCGCCGTGACCGCGCCGGATGAATTAACGTGCAGGCCCGCGCCTGACGAACCGCCGAACAGCCCGAGGCCGCCAGCGGCGTCTGCATTGAATACGACGTCTCCCTTGGCCGTGCTGGCCGTCACCTTGTCGCCGCCGGTTAACGTCGAGACCAGTGTCGTTGTGCCGCCAACCAGTTCGGACCAGTGGAGGGCGACATTGCTCGCGGTGTTCGCACCCATATTGGTAGATGCTGCGATCAAACTTTCATAGGCAACGAGTGATATTTTATCACCTGAACCCGATCCGTCAGGCTGCACGGCGCTAGCGCCGATAAACTCGGCAAGTTCGTGGGTATCGCCTGCCGTTCCTACAACAACCGTCCCGTCCGTGCTGAGACCAGAATTAACACCGTTGTTTCCGTGAGCGTAGAACCCGTCCGAAATGAAGTTATTTGCCTTGGTGCCATTCCACGCGACGTAGCCATTCCAAGTGCTGCCACCGGCCATAAAGTCGTAGCTATCAAGCGACGGTTTATTCGGGCCGTTCATGGTCACAAGAATTCCCTTGGCGCGACCCATATAATCTGGAAGCCCCTGATGAAGGTCCATCTCGGCGATCTCGCAATCCGTAACAGGCTCAGGATACAGGCCAACCTCTGGCGAATTGGCGTCGCCTGACGTCTTGATCGATCGCGCTTCGAGGAAGCACATCGAATTATTCGAGATCGCGTGGGTGTAGACGCCCATGAACAGGTCCGCGTGGGTGTATGTCGGCCACATGGTCGTGTCGTAGGTCGTGCCCGGCACCTGCGTCGTGTCGGTATCCCCAGCGCCGAGAACGCGCCAGCCGCCGACTGTGATCGATGACCCATCCGACGCAATCGCAGTGATCTCGCCTGCATAGTCGTTGTTGGGCTGCCAGTATTTAGTCGCGTTGGTGCGCGTCGAGCCGACTGAATTGGTCATGACGTGCATGCCCACGCGTAGCAAGGCGATGTCCTGCGCGGCCAAAGACGGGCTAAAATAGGCGTGCGTGGAATCGTAAGTGACCGTCCTCACAGTGCCGTCGCCTGATGTTATGTCTCCACCAACCGACACCCACGGGTAGGACGAATCAGCAAAGATCCATGTCGCAGCCGCATCCATTTCCGGGTAGCCCGAGATTCCGCCCGATCCATCCGTCCCAGATGGGGCGAGCGCCGGTTGTGCTCCGCCGATGCCCGACTTGGTGAGGCCGACCCCGAACGTCGCGCCGAGACCGGACCCGCCATAAGGAGCCGCATAGACGAACGTTGGAGATGAGCCGCCGTAGCGGCGACCGCCCAGCATGACGGAGCGATTGTCGAGGATGCCGTATCCGAGATCATCCCCGATAGACACGCGCTGGGCAGCCGCAATGCTTATCTTGCCTGCGTTGTAGGTCGTGGCGGTGTCGCTGCCCGCATGGATCTGCCCCGTTGTGCTGACTGGAGCCGTCACGTTGCCGCTGGTGTCGAGACCCGCGACGCCGGACGCCACGCCCTTTTGCGTCAGCGGGATCGCGGCGCTCGCGGTGGTCTGGGCGGCGGCGGCGGCGGTCGTTGCGGTGTTGGCGGTGCTTTGCGCTGCTGCGGCTGCTGTCGTATTGTCGGCGATGGCGGTAACAGCTTGCGAGCCCGTCATGTCGCTGCTGAGCTTGGCATTGGACAGGTCGCCGGTCACTGGAGCCGTGATGTTGCCGCCACTGTCCAACGCCGCCACGCCATTCGCCGTGCCTATCTTGCTCGACGTGATGAGTTTGGCTGCGAGATTGGTCTCTGCTGTTGATATCGTCGTCTTTATCGCTGCGGCTACTCCGCCTACAGCAGACGACGATCTCCCTACCCCAGACGGCGCGGAGGCGTAGCCCCATCCCTGATTGGTCAAGGACAATCCCGACACCCCCCATAGCAGCGTCACGGTCGGCGGCGTGCAACTTGAGAGCGTGGACGTCAACGTCACCGGGTTAGACGGCACGCCGGACGCTGCAACCGAGCCGCCGCTGGTGATCGTGACCGTCGAGCCGGAACCACCATCGCCGTCCGATACCGTGAACGTGGCCCCGGAGTCTGGATCAGTCAGAGCGATTCCAGCCGGGCACCCGGTCCCGGATGCGGCAACGGACGCGGCAACGACCCCGTAGGAGGAAACGGACGCAGCGACGCTCTCGCCATTAGATGGCGCGTCGAATGTGATCGTCACCGGAAGATCGGCGGGTTTATAGACGCCGCCTGTCGTGATCGTCGCGCCTGACACCTGTCCGGCATAGATTGTGGTGTTGAGGTTAAGGCCGCGCGGCGGGATGAACTGAGCGCGCGCGGGAAGCGCCGAAACCGCCAACGTGGCGGCTGCGACGGCGGCAACTTTCGTATGGCGCATTGGGACTCTCAGGATGCAAAGGCGAAGGTAGGCGAGCCGGAGTTGTTCCACCAACCTCCATCTTCTGGCGCGCTTGTCGGGAGGCTTTCGATCCACACGTCCATCGCTGTGCTGTTGACGGTCGGAATCGTTTCGCCAGGTGCGGATGGCGCAACGGGCGTGAGAATACTCGCCGTGGCGCTGACGTTGATCGATACTATCGCCTGATAGGTCGCGCCGAGAGACGACAGGACCGCCACCGGGATCATGAGAGAGCCGCTCGCGGTCCACGAAGCCCACATCGTCACGATGTTGCCAAAGCTGGTCGTCCACGCCTGCGTCGCGTTGGTGCCGGTGCCGAACGCAAACGACGATATCGTCTCTGCGCCCGTCAATACGTTCGAAAAATCGACGCTATAATCATTGCCAGAGCCAAGATACGTCGAAGGCCACGTCGGAATCATAGACGACGTGAGCCCGCGCAGTCGCAAGCTATTGCATCCGCCAAGCGTCACAATGCGTGCTGTTGGACGCCAACTCATGCGCTCACTCCATCAAGTAGCTCAAGCGCCCTCGCCTGCCGCCGCGCGAGACGTGCGAGCCAGCCAGCGCCGAATTGCGTAAAGCCGTCGAGACTGCGGTAATGCCGCTCCTGCAGGCGCGAGACGTAGAGGATGCGCGCCGCCTGCTGGCCGGACTGGCTCTCCACCAGCGCCGCCTCTGTGATCGGGCCGTAGACACCATCCACATCGACACCGAGCCACCGCTGCAGCACCATCAGGCGAGACCGGCCCATGTTCAGGGCCTGATACGCCAAGCGAGCAACCGCAGAATCACTAAGCGCCGTTAGAGACGCGCCAACTCCTGCATTGACGCCATAGTCAAACCCCATCAGGTCAAGGCCGGACGGCAACGTGTCGCCGCGCACTTCCTGCCAATAGTTCTGGCGATAGATCGCGCCCGCCGTCTCGGCAGTCAGGCCGCGCATGTCCGACACTTCGACGCCGCGATGGAGCCATGTGGCGAGCGTGTTCGCGCTGATGCCCATGTTCGTGCCGATCAAGCGCCCGCGATACCAGTTGCCGGGGTCGCCGGAGATGCGCTGATAGCCGCCCTCTTCCTCCAGCGCGAAGGCGAGGCAGGCCTCGAAGTTTGTGGCGGTCATTGGTGCGGCCAGAAAAGCTTGTAGAGAGCAGCGGCAACAGCAAAGAGTCCGCCGGTACCGAGCGTGTTCGCGACCCACACGGTAAGCTTGATAGCGCCGTCGCGTTGATGCTCACGCTTTTCTCTAGCCTCCATCATTGCCTTTATGACTTTGATGTCGCCGCCCATGTCGTCCATGCGCGTCGAAAGCCGTTCGATCTGACGGGATTGCTCTTTCAGGTCGCTGTCGTGCTGGCGAACGAGATGAGTGATCACCTCTGGTGGCAATGGATTGGCAGCCGTCGCCATCCCGATTAGATCAGACATTCATTTGTTCCAGATACAAAAAAACCGCCTCAAAGGGCGGCAATTACTTGTTGCGGAGTGCAGCAACGAGTTGAGCGATGCCGGATATTAAATATCCAGACGCAGCCAAGGCCAACACGAACCACAGTGCGGCAAAACGCCAGACATCAAGTGAATTCATCGCTTGTACAAGCCCGCGCAATCCGGTAAAATCCGGCATGTTCATTCCTGGTGTCGTCAGGGGTGGACAAAAGAAACCCCCGCGCTGTGTCACCAGCCGGGGGTTTCGCTTTTCAGATCAATTTCGCCCCAGAAGGCGGCGTCAGGAGGCGGTATAGGTGCTGCCGATCGGATAATTGCTGTCAGGGTCAGCGACGGCGGCGCTGCCAGATGGCGGTGACCACGACGACGTACCGTCCCAAATGACAATGTTGTAGACGTATCCAGACGCCTGCGTAGACGTGGCGGAAGTGAGGTAGACCGCGTAACGCTCTGCGGACATCACGAAATCTCCCATATTTCAAACCAGGCAGACCCACCAGCGCCGCCCGTCGTCGCTGTTGTTGCGCTCAACGCATTGACTGTGCCGCCGCCGCCTGAGCCGCGCGATCCAGCGCCACCAGCGGCCCCTGCTCCACCCGGCGCTCCACCGGGAGCCCCAAATGGCGACGCGCCACCCGATCCGCCCTGACCGTAGAAATTAGTTGTGATGTTAAAGACTAATCCAGGCGTCGACGGATTTCCGGACGCGCTGCCCAGATCCGTAACAGACGAAGCAATCGTCGGATACGCGCCACCGGTAACAGCGCCTGCCATCATATTCGAATTGGCGCCTGTGGTGTTCACGCCGCCGAGTCCTCCGGGACACGAAACCAGCGACCCGAATGTCGAGGTGCCGCCTGAGTTGCCGGTCATCGCGCCGGTAACCGCTGCGCCGCCCGCCGCGATGGTGATCGGGATTATGTAAGTCCCATCGGACTGCAATGTCGCTGCGGCGAGAAGGGCGGCCCGCGTGATTTTGACGTAGGCGTAAGAACCTGAACTGCCGCCGGAAGAAACCGACGCTTGCGTTGATGATGTTGTGGATGCCCCAGCCGCGCTCGCACCGCCGCTGCACATTTTCAGCAGAATATAGGAGCAAATCATGTTTACGGTATAGTTTTGCGATACGCCACCATCTATTATATTGAGAACGCGCCCGGACTTTAGCTGCGGAATCGTCGGATATAGCGTCTCTGCCGCGATATAAGACGTCGTTGAGAGATTAGTGACTGAGGACGGCACAGTGACCGTGTAGAGCAGCACGACCGCACCCCCGGTCGGCGTAGTTGGCGCGCTGGTCGCGGCCTCAATCGTAATAGTCGAACTGCGGACGGTCGGCATAGCCGTTGCGTCGTTACCTTGCCCTGAAAGGGTCTGAGACGGGTTCGATGAATTAAAAAACGCAGCCACAGTGTTGGTTGTGTCGCTGTCGCTGCACACTGCGTAAATGCCGTATGTCGTCCCGGCTGATAGCGTAAGAGTCGATGCAGCCGTCAGGAGATATTGCACTGTCACGGCCGTGCTGTCCGCAGCAAGTCCGGCTGTCGTCGCGCCGATAGCCGTCACATCAACGACGCCCGGAGCGAGTACCGAACCAGCGCCGACCGTCAGCGTCATGGCTGTAGTCGAAAACGTCAGCGCGAAACCTTCAGCCGCCGAGACACCATCTCCGTAAACCTGAGATGCGAGTTTGCCGAGGCCAACCTTTGCGAAGCGCCCAGCGTACAGCATATCCGTGTCGAGCGGCACCGCGCCCGCATAGATGATGTTCCGGTCCATGATTATCCTACGAAGATTCGACCTGAACCCACGCGATGACGCCATCGGCTTTTGTCCGATTGATCGCGCTGTAGACTTCAGATGCCGATGCGGCGGCAGCCGCCGTTAAAAGGAATTGGCCACCCGAGAGATGCCCGTAATGCAGCCCGTTATTGTAGCCGTAGCCACCACCCATCGCCGGATACGCTGACGAGCCATACCCTTTGCAATCTTCTGCGTTGGTTGGCTCTATGATCGTCGGCGTGACGCCTGTCGCAGACTCAACAGCCGCGATGATCGCCGCCCGCGTGTTCTTCTCCGCTACAAGCGCGGCCTGTATCCGCGCCAGATACGATGCGTCGGTCTCGTCCGCGTTTCGCGGGAACCCGTCTGCACCAAACAGGTCCGCTGCGTGCATGTCCAGGGATGCGCCTGTGCTGGTCTGCAATCGCGTCTGATCGTTCACGTAGTCAAAAAGCGACCAGATCCACGCGAAGACGCTGGCGAATCCCGTCAGGATGCCGACAAGGACAGGAGCCTGTTCGTCTTCGTCAACGCCGGGCGCATCCGGAAACCACCTGTCCGGCAAAAGCTGCCGCAGCCGCCGAACAAAATCGGACTGATCTCCGGTCGCCATTATGCCGCCACTACGGTTATCGAGATCGTGCCCGCGCGGATAACGCCCGTGCTGGAAGCCGGAAGATCAGCCTGCGCGCCGTTGAGAAGCACGTCGGTGATAGATGTCGGCGTGACTGTCGCGTTGTTCCACGCGACGACGGAGAGGCGGCTGTAGGCGTAACCCGCGCCGACCGACTGTGCATCGATGTCCGTCGTCACCGCCGTCTGGATCGCGGTCTCAACAGCCGCAGTAGCCGTCCCGGACGGGACATTAACGGTCATCGACACGTTAGCCACCGTCTCGACGGGGCCAATGGTCGCAAACCCCACGCCACAAGCGCGAACTGCGTCGATCGCCGCGTAAACGTCTTCGATCAGCGTGTCGGATGGATCGCCCGTGCCGTCATCAACGACAGCGGTGAAATACCCCGCTCGCGTCGTCCCGTCCGCAGCCTGTCCGTCCATGATGGCATCGGTGAGATTGGTCTGCACGCCCGCGATTGCGCTCTCTATCGCCGCCTCACAGGCTGTCGCCTTCGCGGCCAGCCAGTCAGGAAACCGCGCGATCAGGGCTGCGTCTGTCTCGCCGTCCGATCCGTTCACAACGGCTGTCGTGTTGGTCGCGATGTCGATCCCAGAGATCGCCGTGCCAAGCAGGCAGATCGCGCCAGCCGCGACGTTCCCGGCTGTCCCCGTCGTAGTGCACTGCACCGGGACAGTAATCGACGCCGTTCCAGACGGTCGGACATAAGCCGCCGCAGTCGTGCTCCACGCACTGTTCGACGTGTCTTCCGTGACCGCGTAGATCAGCCCGGAGACCGTCTTCACCGTGTCGCCAACGGCCACCGTCGCCGATTGCCCGGATGGGGAAAACGACGTCATCGTGACGCTGGTCGTCGCGGCTGTGCCAGCCTCGCGCGACATGCCGAACTGCTCGACCCAGGTATCGATATCCGATCCGGTGGAGGTCGTCAGGTAAACGCGCGTCAGGATCTGGAGCGCAACATATTGCAGCCAGAGTCCGACACCAGCCACCGCTTCCATCAGCGCGCGACCGACCGTGCCAACTGTCATGTCGAGCAAAGACGCGCACGCGCCCTGCGCCGCCGTTATCGCCGTCGATACGGTCGTTGAGAATGATCGGAGTGTCAGTGACATTTTACGCCGTGTAGCTCAGGGCTTGTTGCGTCTGCGACGCCGCATCCGTGTATTGGATCAGGCAGGTGAATGACCCGCCGCCATTATCTGTGACGGTGGTCGTGACCGGCTGGGACTGATCAACGCCAGTTTCCATCGCCATCTGTTCAGCAATAACGCCCTGAATCATCGTCGCCGTTATTGGGCTGCCGATCATCGCCGGTGCGCCCGCGCCGTAATCGAGCGACCAGAGATATCCGCCTGGATTGGTGCAGAGCCGACGCAGGATGGATTGTTGCGTCGCGGTAGGTTCTTCAACGACGGCAATCCCGCCTGAACTGTTCAGCAGGATATCTCCGCCGAAGACGTGGCTTATGAGGTTCATCGTCTATCAACCAACCGGGCCGCCGGTGTTCGCGCCGCTGTTTCCGTTCGTGTGGACGTGACTATTCAGGCTGTGCGCGGACGTTTTCACGTCGGACTGCCCAGTAACCGTACCGCTCGCCGTTATGTCGCCACCAGTCACAGACAGGCCGGAACTGCTGAGCGTCATCGTGCAGCCGCCTACTTTTGCGATGATCGACGACGTTGTAATCACCAACGTCGCATCTCCCGCACCCGCGAAGAAGCCGCCTGCCGTGACATGGAACCAGCCCGCACCCTCGGTGGCGTCGCCCGCTGTTCGACTATCCGTGTCGGTAGGCGGCGCTCCACACCCAGCCATGACCAGCATTTCACCGGACTGCGCCACTTCGCCTGTCTGTGGTGACGTTGGAGACTGGATTATGTCGTCAAAGACATCGGCGGACACGACGAGGTGTTCAGCGTCCCCACCAATCGGCGTCACCTTGACGTGCTGCCCGATGGACGGCGGCGCGGACATACGAAGATCGCCGGAGCGCACACCGACGCCATACTGAATCCACCCGCTTTCAACGCCGTCCGGCTGAAGTGTAACCTTAACCGCGTGGTTAATCGGGTCTACCGCCGTGACGAGGCCATAAGATGACGCTGGGATAGAGTTCGCGACCGCCTGCCCCACCATTCTCGCGATGGTGGCTGACAAGCTCCTAGTCATACTCGATGCTTTCGTCTTCCGCCGTGTCGCGCGTGCGAAGCGTCACGTTCTGTGTGTAACCCTGATCCCAACCGAATGTGCTGGACACGGCGTCCACATCATGCGTGCCATCCCATGTCGTGCCGGTGCCGGTGAGCGTCATAAACTGGCGCGGAGCCAACGACGCTCGACCGTGCATCGTGAAACTCAGCGTCCTGTCGTGGGCGATGATCTGCCGGTAAAGGGTCTCGGCTTTCGCTTGCAACTGGTCCTGTTTTAGCCCCGGGAACTTGAAGCTGTGCATCGTTCCGTTGGTCAGGGCGTTCGTTTTCCCTGCGCCCAGAGCAGAGAAATACACTTCCGACTTGATCCGCTGCTTACTGTCCCACGAAATGCAATGCACGACGACGCCCTTCGCCGTCTGGTAGTCGCGCGAAAAACTGGCATCCCAGAAGTCGGATGTGATTGGCGACCCACTACCAAGATCGACGTAATGCACCGACGTCACTGATGATGCTGCGTCTGCGCTCGAAGGATATGGCGCGACGACAATTGTCTTCCCGTCCGCGTAGATGTCGCAATTCGAACCGTTCGCGACATAGCGCGCCAGATCAAAGGCGGTCTGGAAACGATGCTGACCGGCTGCGGAATGCCGCTTGTGTTCGATCTGCCAGAACTGCCCTTCGTATCCCGTGGAGACCGTGACGTTTGGCGTCAACCCAGCCGCTGTAATGACGGACTTCAGAAGCTCTGTGCCGGTCTGGTTCAGCCACGCGTCGATAACGCGCATGTCCATCAGCTTCGCGAGATAGTCGCGACAGGTTATCGACGCGCTGCTGCTGAACGGTCTGAAAGCGACGTTATCGACGATCCCCTGAAACACCGCCGCCCATTGTGTGCCGGACGTTTCTTCGTCGCGCATCTGCAACTGGATATCGATGTCAGAGAGTGCCGACCCAGCGGTAGGGTCGGACACGTCGAACCAGTAAGGAGCCCGCGTCACCGATCTATCAAACGCGAGTTCCAACGTCAGCGTGTCGCACCGACCGTAGCGTGTCCTGTCGAGAGAAAACGACAGAACGCCGAAGCCTGTTTGCTCAGAACCATTTACAAGCAGCCTACAACGCGGGGAATGCCACGGATTGCGCCGCGTCCCCGTCACCGTAATGCTGTCGCTCATTGGTCAGGGATGCCGTCCGTTTGCGTGGAGTCAACGACCGGCAACTGAAGCGCCACAGGCGTCGTAAAGGACGACAGGTCCGGATCAGACATGCCGTTGAGTTGCGCTATCCGCCACCATTGTGTGGCGTCGCCGAGTTGCGCCGCCGCGACGTGATAAAGCGTCCGGTCGGACGAGGTGACTTTTACCGTAGCCATCAGGAGATCACCGAGACCGTCGTGCCGGATGCGACGCCTGTGTTGAGCGCAGCGCGCCCGACTGACGCCCGCGCGTCTACCGCCGTGGAGGCAATGCTCGCGTTCTGGGCGACGGTCGTCAGCGCTGAGGCGTCCCCAACGGTGATCGCCTCAAGGTTCGCTCCGGCGTCTGAAATCGTGGTCCCGAGTGACGTTGCCGCTGATTGCATCGAAGTAATCATGGTCGCAACAGATGACGGCGCAGACGCAAGGTTCGTCGCTGCGCCCGTCAGGCTTGTCACCGCAGACAGGTCGGTGGATACGCTTGCCAACGCCGATCCTGCGCCGACAAGGCTAGCGAGCGGCGTAATTTGCCCTACCACCGCGCCTAACTGACTGCTCGCACTGGAGATCGCTGACGAGACGGTTGAGATCGTGTCTGTAACGGATGTGATAGCATTCGAGGCATCGGAACCGATCAGAGCAGAAAGCGCGCTCGACGCCGTACTGCTGCTCGTCGTGGTCGACGGTATCTGCTCAAGCTGGATCTCATACGGGATGACCGCGCCCTTGCGGGTGTATTCATACCAATATTCGGCGATCTTTACCTGAGCTGCGAAGCCAGGGGCTGAGAAGGCGACAGGCTTACCGGCCACCCGCATTTTCTTCAGGAGTTGTGCGCGGGAAAGCGCATTTGGCCCGAGGAAACGTGCAGAAAAGATGATCCTGTTCGGATCGTTGCCGACCGCATCGACTATTCGGCCCCCACCTGGCAACCTCTGAACGACAAGTTGCTGAAGGCCGCCGTCGCGGATCACGTCAGGGACTTCAGCGCCGGAAAGAGTCACACTCCCTATGACGACAGACGCACTCGTCCCGAGGCGGCCAACGGATCCGATGGCTGCCTCGATCGACGTGAGCGACATGGTATTCCTGAGTTACGGCTGGCCGGTAAAGATTGGCCACTTCTGTATTGGCGCGGTCGAGTCGCGCGGCACGAACGGCCAGTGTTCAGTGTTGATCTGACTGTTCTCGGCCATAGCCTGCAAATTCGGGTCGGCCCGGAAGTCGAGAGGAATCATCTTGGAATTGTAGATGTTCGGGTCGTGGATATTACTCCACCGCTCGCATCGGCTGTAGGCGGCATCAAAGCTGAGCGGCACTCCGTTGACGTCTCCATGCGCCATCATCGTGTGCATGCACTGGATGTCGGTCGCGCCGGGGAATCTTCCTGTGTTAGCGCATCCTGCCAGCAGCAGGCCGACTGCAAGAGTTAAGCGTCGCATTTTCCACGTCTGATTGATGATTGAAGCGACATTATCGAGCCTTGCGACTCGTCGCGTCAACCCAACAAAAAAGCCGCCACCCGGTCGGGTAAGCGGCGTGGACGCACGAATGCGGATGATACAGATTTATAGGGGTGTTTTCGTACGGTTTGTCAAGGGGATTGTGGGGGTGTCTGGCCGTGGCCAAGGGCGAAATCGGCGTCGCTGGCTGGAATCAGGCCTAGAGTGGCGTCAGCAACACAACGTGATACACGCAATTTGCGTTTTAATTTGACACGAATCTTGCGTGTCACTTAGATCAGTCCTGCAAGACGCCTCGATACCCGAACTGTCTCCGTATGGTGTGCGTGTCTACCGCTCGGTAGTCTAGGGTATTGAGGCGCACCTACCTAAAATTCCAGATGTTGTCGATCTTCCCAGAGCGACCCAACATTGAGCGCCATCGTCCAGCGTCTGGCTTGTCTGATTTGTAGGATCTGGCAATGGCCCCGGCCACCATGTCGGCCAATTGAATTAGCGGCTCACCCTTTGAGTCTTTTAGACTCACCTTCCGAACGCACCCGGCGTCTACGCTGCGCCGTAAATAGCCGCAAAATTCCTTTTTAAAATCCCTGTCTCCAGACCCATCAATAATCACTTTGGCGTCTTTGAGAACCCCATTGTCGTGTCTAAGCATCTGCCCGATAAAGTAATTGTAAAATTTATCCTTATTCTCTCTCAGAGTTGGTGAATATATCTTTGATTTGTCAACAACAACTGATCGCGATATAAAATCACACTTACAAACTTCCCTGAAAAACTCATCCCTATAGTCATTGCATAATTTTCCGAATTTAAACTCCGGGCCAATTTCTAATTTCTTAGATAAATCTTGTATCGATTTAATCGCATGGGCGATGGCGGATTCTGTCGTGAAGATAACCATCGTCGTAATGAAGTGTTGCGACGAACCTTTGGTAATTTTGAACCCGGCGTCGCCCGATTCATCGATGAATATCCACATGCCCGATTATAGGGCACACGCCCTTAGCCGTTACAAGTGGGATTAGCTCATATCGTAAATGTTTCTTAGAGAAATCAATTATGTAGTGATATTTCAAGTGTCGATCCCTTCCTCAGTGGCCCACATCATTGCGAGCCGCCAACACCTGACCGCACCCTCCCGCCGGGCGGCGCGGTTCCGGGATGGATGGCGTCGTCCACCATCCCCTCAAATTAACAAAACAAAAATCTTTACGCGTCGCGTAATACGCGTTATATAATACCCATGTCGATACGGTCATTCGCCTCCAAAGCTACCGAGACCCTGTTCCGCACCGGGCGGCACAAGGACTTCTCCGGTATCGCCAAGGTGGCGGTGCGTAAACTCGATATGCTCGAAGCCGCGACAGTTCTGCAGGATCTTCGCTCTCCGCCAGCGAACCACCTTGAAGCCCTAAAGGGCGATCGCGCCGGACAGCACTCGATCCGCATCAACGACCAGTTTCGCATCTGCTTCATCTGGGGCTCATCAGGCCCAGAGCAGGTCGAGATCGTAGACTATCACTAACAGGGAGGCTTGAAGGTTATGGCACGCATTATGACGCACCCCGGAGAAGTTCTCCGCGAGGAATTTATGATCCCCATGGGGCTGAGCGCGAACGCCCTAGCCCTTCAGTTGCGCGTCCCGGCTAACAGGATCACCGCGATCATCAAGGAAGAGCGCGGCGTATCGCCCGAGACGGCGCTACGGCTGTCCCGGTTCTTCGGCACGACGCCGCAGTTCTGGATCAATCTCCAGGCGAACCACGACCTGTCGCGCGTGTCGGCTGGCATCGGCGCACAGATCGAAAAGGAAGTGGCCCCTTATGAGGCCGCTTGAGAATGGTGAAGGTTCCTAAGCACCCCAAGCCGGGCCGTAAGCTGATTGTTTATCTATTCCTATTGCTCGCAGGTGGCCTCGCGCTCTTCTATCTTAGCGGCGGCCCTGTGGGGCTACGCTCGTCTACGGGTGACAGGAGCGCATCCACCGTTTTTGGCGCAAGAACAGGACGATAATATTTAGACGATAAAAATAACTCGGCGAAATACTTCGAGCGGGCCTACAAATTACGTTGCGCGACGCCCTGTTAGAAACTACGCCATGCTCGCGGCGGTTCCTCGGCTTCTAGCGCGCCTCCAATTCTGGGGCCAGCCGGGGAACTGACTACGCGCTGAATCGCGCGTCGCCGTAAATTCAAGGAGACCTGCCATGACGACAGGTACCGTTAAATGGTTCAACGCAATCAAGGGATACGGCTTCATCGCCCCTGATGACGGGGCCCCCGACGTGTTCATACACATCAGCGCACTGGAGCAGTCCGGCCTGAAAAATCTTAATGAAGGTCAGAAAATCAACTACGCGTTGCAAAATGGCCGGGACGGCAAGCCCAGCGCGGTCAACGTTAGCCTTGCTTAGCCGCATACTCGATATGTGACTGCGCGGCGGGTTGTAATCCCGCCGCCAGATATCACATGCAACCTCTACAATGGAGGCTGCAATGCGCAAGCCAATATACGGGAGCGGAGATTCCCGCTCACACAATAGACCCACACAACAAGTCGGCAGACACTTCGCGGATAGAGCGACTATGTGCATGCCAGCTGAAGCGATCCTGCCGCAACTCCGGGCCGAACGCGCGAAGCGACGAGCCGCTGACGACGCCAGAGCGCGCGCCCTGATGGCTAGAGATCAGGAACAGTGGGAGAGCGAGGGCGGCTTTCTATCTGGCAGGCCGCAGCCCTAACGAACTGTCGGGATACATCCGCGTTACCGTCGCACGGACGGCACCATAACAAGCCTCATCTGTCACAGGCTCACAGTGTCGTCCGGCCAAATCTGGAGACGCCCCTCTAAACCACCTCCAACGCCCGCCTCTCCCGAAGCACGGCTTTCGCGTCCAGATCGTCCCAAATCTGCTTCAGCGCGTGCGCCGCAGTCTTCAGGCGCTCCCGTTGCTCGTCTTCCGGCAGCGCGTCCGATCCACGCTTGTTCACCATGTTCGCCACCAAGCCGAGCGAAAAACCGATCTCGGCTGGCTCCATCCGCTCGCGCGGACGGTCGCCGTCAACCAGCGCGCTCATGACGCTGGCTCCGGGGTCTTGGCGAAAGGGACGGCTGCACGAGCGGTCTCCTGTTCAGCGCGGATGGCGTCGATCAGCCTCACGCTCCAGTGCCACGCCTGAGCCGTGCCCTTGGCGTGCTTTCTGTTTGTTTCGTCAAGGCGCGCGAACGGCCTACCCTTCTCGGTGGGGGCCCAATTGTTCCGATCATCCTTTTCTTGAAACCCAAGGCTGCGAATAAGCCTGTTTGCAGCCACAGCCGCCGCATGCCCGGAACCAAGGCCGAGTGCCTCGCCAACCTGCGTTGCAGTCAGGTATTTATCCTGCTCAACCGCAGGCTGATACGTGATCCCCATGATTTCGAGAGGGTTCTCGCCGCACTTTTTCTCGCAATATCGAGCGCCGTAGAAACCGGCCTGCGTGGCGTCCATTCCCATCAGGATCGCGATGCCCTGCCCCGTCTTGAAGACAGAAAGCGGACTAGGCTTACGGATGCGTTTTGGCTTCTGCGCCGACTGCTTCCCAAAATAGCTGCGGACAAGGGCCTTCTGCACGTCCCAAGCCATGTCGTCGGTGAACGACTTGACGAGCATCAGATACCCCTGCTCGGTCAGGATCACCAACCCATTCGGGGCGGTAAATCCCATTTCTCTGGCTTCGTCCGAATTTCGGACGAAGTAATCTTCACCCTCGGTGAGCCGCGCTTTATTGTCATTAAACCTCTTGCGTGCCGTGCCTTCTGGCCTCTGATGAAGTTCATCCACCATCTTGAAGGTGACGACGCGCTGGCCTGCATACTCGACCACGTTCACAGCGCGGTCGTTGATCGTGACCTGATTCATGCTGCGCCTCCTTCAACTTGCACTTCCCTGTCTTCAGCGACGTTGCGCATAAACTCGTTGCGCTTACGTTCGAATTCAGGCAGGCTGTAGGAAGCGGTGATCTTTTGTACTGCTGTTGATGAGCCTTCAAGGAATCTCTTTTCGGCCTTTCGATGCCCAGCCCCGTGCTGCACAAGGGCGCTCAAGAATGCTGCCGCGTAATCATGTGGGACCAGACGCTCGCGCCCATTCTCTGTCGTGATCCACACGAGAAGATCGCAGTAAGGGCCGTCGATGAATGTGCGCTCTGCGTTAAGGGCGCTCTGCGGTGGCATTTTCAGGAGTTTCACCACGTCGCTCAGAGGAGAAAACGGGAGCGTCAGGCGACCGGATGGGGGCAGGAAATACCTGCACTCCAAATTCTCCCACCTCTGCACGTGAATTGGTTTTGCGCACGAAGGCGCATTTGTGCTATCTGTCATCCGTTGAATCTCTCCAAGGTTCACTCAGAGGCATCGGGGCTTGCTTGGCGGCTCCCCGGTGCCTTTTCTGTTTTCAGAAGAACTGACGCGAGCAGTTCGTTAATTTCCGACGTCAGGCTGCGAACACTTCCCGCAGCGGATCGTCGAAGCGCCTCATAAACATCAGGCCTCAGCCGTAATGTCATCCGAGGACAATCTTGGAATGGGGTTGGGATTTGCATCTCCTTACGTCGTACGACACTGATGTCGTGTCGCCACAATGAATGGACACGAGTGTCGTGTCAACTGGATATGACACGAGAGTCGTGTTACCGATATTTCATTGTTTCAGGAGGCCGCAATGTCTGATGATGACCGATACACCCGGATAACGCTTCGCATCCCGAAGGAACTAACTCTCAAATTAAAAGACGCCGCTGACGCTCGGTCGCATTCTATGAATGCTGAAATTATTCAGAGATTGGAGAATACCTTCGGATCAGATTGGGACAAATTACATGAGTTCATTAAGAACCCCAGCAATACTGAAGGCTTGACCGATGATGAGCGGGAAATAGCCTGGAATATTCGCTACATGTCATCAAATGAGTCGGACAGACTGGAAAGAAGCGAGAAAAACGCGTACTTAACTATATCTGCCATACAAGAAATACGAAAATTAAAGAAAAGCGGCGATATTAGCGTACTATTGGATAGTTTAAATAAAGAAGAGCAGCTAAGAGAAGAAAATAGAAAAAAATGGCTTTCAAGACACCCAGTTAAGTCTGAAAAGATCGCTGGTATTGAATCTGAATACGAGGAATGGGAAAACAAAATAAAGGAAATACGAAGAGAGCAGGAGGAATTATATTCAAAACTCAAAGAGGCTAGAGCCAAATCAAGAACCACAAAATTGAAGCTGAAGGCCCACAACTTAGAGATTACGAGGGATATGATGCGGGAGAGGCTTGAATCTCTTGAGAAAGAGGAGGGGATTGGCGAGGGTGAGTGAGTCCTATTGCCATTCCCGAACGAGCGGAACCGTTAACTACCCCGCCACAGCCCCTCGCCCTCCCCGCGCATCGGCGTCAATTCCCAAACGCCATCCCCGGCATACGCGGGTTACCAACGCCATCGGCATAGCTTCCCTGCGCACGCAGGTCCGACATCGCGCGCCCGTATTCGACGTCGAACAGCACGTCAGCGATTTTCTTGCCGTCAACGTTCAGGTTTACTTGGATGGGTTGTGGGCGGGTGGGGTGTATCTGCTCCTCTACGCGGCGTTGCTCATCGTATGATCTGCCTAGCCCAATCCGGGACGCCTGATTGTCCAGCCAAGAGGCTCCGGGAATATGCCTATCGACCCAAGCTCCCGCATGATCCCCGGGGTCAACGGCCCTAACCACCTGATCGGAGACCACTCCAACCACGCCCAGTTTCGCGGATGCGAGCAACAGGCGCTTGCTTAAGGCGAGCGCGCTCGTACCAAACGTTGCCATCGCTGGGACTGATGACGCCACAGCCTCACTCGTCATGACCCGCGCAAATAAACGAATGCCTTTGGCGAACGGCCCAAGAGCGACGGCAGCTATTGAAAGAGTTCCACCTACGGTGAAAAGCACGGCCCCCGCTTCTGCAACGCGTATGAAGTTTTTCGCGGCATCTGGGTGCGCCGAAGCGGCTTGGGTAAGCTTATCGAGACCGCCTCCAATTTCTCGAAGGATATGCGCTGCGTCCTGCGCGGCTGGAAGACCGATGGTCTGAGTGAATGACTTCCACGACGCCTGAAGGTTTTTTAACTGTGTTTCGTAGTTTTGTTGGCTGTCGTCGTAAGCGGAAATTCCCTTTGACTGGGTGCGTAAAGTTTGGTCGCGCTCGATGCTCGTAATCTGCTGGACTATCAGCGCACCAAAGCGCCTCGCAGTTTCGGTCGGAAGAAGCTTGTAGATTTCGTCGCGGACATACGCATCGAACGACTCAGTGTTCCCTGGCCTGCTCGCTATATTCTTCTGGTAGTCTGACCTCAGATTCGGTGCCACGTAATCCCTTATCCAAGGGAAAATTCCTTGGGAAGGATCATTCAGTACCGCGTCGCCAGCTAACGATCCTCGCGACATAATGACGCGACCATCCGCGCCAAACCGATACCCTTGAGAAGAAAGCCTTTTCCGGTCATCTCGCGATAAATGGTCAGGAAGATGCAGTGCATCCATTTCGCTTTGACTGATCTGGTGAATTCCATGGATTATGCCTAAACGAGACATCTCCTCGGCGTTCCGCTGCGGCATTACGCCGCCGTAGAATGCACGAGACATCGCCGTCACGGCGGTACCTGCCCGGTATCCCCCCATTTCGATGATGGGCGTCATCATCATGTTCCAGAACGCGTCGGGGTCCATGCCGCGCGCTGTAACGGACGCCATCTGCATCGCGTTCTTCAGGTCAGACGGCTTGATCGTGCCGACTGATGCCTGAAGAGTCTTTACTGTCGCGTCGAGATATTTGTTGAATCTGGCGTCGTCGAAACTGCCATCGGCAGAGAACCGCGCTCCGCCCATCTGCTCGACAACCCGGAAGATGTCCTTCGACCCCTCGTCGCCATACAAAGCGCGCGTTTTCAGGAACGCCGGAAGTGTCGCATTGATTTCGCCATAGTCGTGACCGCTCTTGCCTGCGCCAATGATGCTTCTGAGCTCCAGGAGCGCATGAAGTCTGTCCGCGATGTCGGGGCCGCGAACTTCTGACATGGATTTATAGGCGCGCGCGGTCTCATTCATGATCTCGACGTGAGACATACCCGCGATCTTCATGGCCGTTTGCTGCTTCTGCAGCTCGGCTCCGGCTTTGGACAGGTTGTCGAGGCCACGGACCATCGCCCCACCAACAAGCACGCCCATGAAGCCAGCAGCCGCAACGTGCAGCCGGTTAAATTTTCCCTGAAGCTGGTCGACCGACATGTTCAGGCCGAGGACGTGCTTGCCCAACGTCTGAAGAACCGCCGAGGCGTTGTCCTTCATGGCGATGGTTACGCCGATTTTGTAGATGTCAGCCATAAGCCTGTGCTATCCTCGCGGCGTGAAGCCACCTTATTTCGAAACGGACGATGAGTTCGACGACGGCGGAACGCCTATGTGGCGTGAGCGTCAGCAGCAATCGAGCCGGACGCACGTGCGCCAGCGCGTCGCATTAACCATTCCTCATCAGCGCGAACCTGAAACGCTCAAGGAATGGTGGTGGCAGTTATCCTTGCCAGCGAAGTGTTGCGTCGTTTACTTCACACCGCTGGTATTTCTGGCCCTCTACGCCCTAGCAACGATCGCGTATATTTTTATACACGATTACTTTTGGCCAATGACTGATGCTCAGATATTGGACGCGCAGTTGCGCGCCCACGGATGGCAATAGCCACATGAACCCTAAGCCACACCAACTACCCACACCACGGGTGGCTCTCGCCATCATCTCCAAGCCGCAAAACGCAACTATGACATCCAGTCACGGAGATTGCGGCAGTGAAAAAGACGGAGTTACACCGAGTGCGTCCATAACTCCCCCGACAGTCACCGCAGGCCATCCACCCGGTATATCAAGTTCATGAATATCGCCCGACGCCGCTACGCCGCGCTCACCAGAGGCTTTGACATACGACAAGATCAGGCGACATGAAGCTTGCCCCCTGATCTTGGAAGCCACGCCAGCAATGTATGTCGATCCTATCAATCCAACAGCCGACGCATCTGAGTTTTGAACGGTCTCCTTTAGTGCCTCACGCTCTTCCTGTGTAGCTAGTGGATTTATCAAAACAGACCATGTGCTTGCATTATTCTCAGCCTTAATGACATCAACTGTGGAGTTTATCTCGCAAGGTCGCTTAACTACATTACCTGAAACTCCTAACTCCGCCTGGATAGCATCTACAGTTTGAGTCTTACTCACGCCCTTTACAGTAAAGTCAAAGTCACGGCTTTTGTCTGAGCCGACGAAAGACCTCATGCCTGATACTTCTACGGCAATATCGTCAGCTTCGTATCGTATATTAACATCGCCATTTTGCTCTTTTTTACCGAGAGCATTACTCATGAAGTGAGTCCCCTCGTGCGCCCTACCCGGGCTGCCCATAGCGCTCTGGACAGACGTCCTCGTTTTTCCAAGTAGCGAGTGCAGAAAGCGATCTGAGAGGTCAGCGCACGTTACATCGGGCCGATCTTCAGTGGTTGGACCGTCGGACCAGCACCCGCGCTGCCCTGGATAATCAAAACTTGCTGCGGCATCCTTTTTGCTCAAATCACCGCCGTCATCATGCGTCGCTCTAACGACCGCATCGGGGTGGCTCGCAACTGCCGTTCGCTCTTCCCCTGATCCTGCCGATGATGATGTTTCCGCCCGCCAAGTAATAAACAACCCCAACATCACAACCCCCATAACGAGGGTCGCCACTTTTTCAGACTTCATAAAATCCCCCACCGTCAATGGCGGGAGCATAGCAGTCTGCCCTACTTTAGTCGAAGCGCCCCACCAATCACCTCGCCACCGACAAGCGTCCCCACGAACCTCTCGCCGATCTCGTGAACCACTTCCTTTTCCTTGCGCATGAGCGCTCCAGCGAGAACCGTGCGCGGTGGCTGCTTGGTGGTGCCGAGTTCGAAATAGACGAGATTGTCGTCGTCCGAGCCGATAGTCGCCTCTTGGCTCGTGACAGTCGTCTCGATGCTGTCGCGCATCGCGCCAGACCGCAGGCCCGGATCGTTCTCGGTGTAACCCTGCCGCACGCGATCATCCTTCGTGCTATCGGCAAGCTCGGCCCACGCAGGGAGCCCGCCAATCGCCCCTTGATAATGGCCGATCTCCGCTTTTGCCTCTTCCTGCACGGTGCGCGCAGCCGCCTGTAGCCCTAAATGAGCGGCGTGGTCGGCCTCAAGCGTCATTTCAGTAAGGACAGCAGCGAAGCCCAGAAGCGATAATTCAGCCACCATCCGGCCTTTCAAACTGCAAAGTTCGCCAGTTAAATCGCGATCCCTCGAACTCGGCAAAGGTTACGACGCAAGCCATAACCTCGGCTTCATCGAGATCGTTCATCGCGCGGTCGTAAGGCACCCCATTCTTTACGAGCCAGAGACGGTCTCGGAATCCTGGGGCGCCATAGAGTTTTTTGCGTCGGCGGTTACCTTCTTGCTCTCTTCATCGGCGAGCTTCGCGACGGCCTCTACGGCATCAACGTCAACGCAGTCCCACAAGCCATCGATTTCCGGCATGGAGTTCGGGAACGGCGGACTTGGCCGGTCATCAACCTTTACGACGCGAAGACGCATCATTGTGTTGAATGTCCAGACGTTATCGCCGTAGGCGTTTCCTGCGATGCGGCAGAAGCGGGATTGCTGAGAGCCAGAAAGCTCCCTCACCTCAATCTTCCGCCCCTTGGCGTCGGTGACGAAGGTGTTGGCGTTGTCGGCCATCAGATTGCGATCCTCTGCGAAGCGGTGAAGTTAACCGTCTGGTTAACAATGTTGTCGTTCTGCCACTGACCGGCATCGTTCAGCGTGATGGCTACGTCCGAAAATTCGAATGTCGTGGTCGTGCCATCGGTCTCGGTGATGTATTGATAGAGCGTCCCGGAATTGATGGTCGCCGCCGACCAGAACGCGGCCTCGTTTGACGCGATCAGTGCATCGAGCGTGTCGCTGTCGCGCTGCATCACGAAGCTGCCCGACCAGCCATTCGGCACTTCGTAAGTGATAGGCTTGCTATTCAGCGGCGCGGATTTCAGTTGCACCGTCTGTTGGTTCGAGCGGAATTGCGTGACGGTCGGAAGTTCGACCGTCGTTCCGTTCCAGATGAACACCAACCGCGTGTTGCGGCCAATATTGAAGGGCGCGTTCGACATTGCGGGTCTCCGTTAGCTGCTGGAGACGGTGACGGACACGCCTGCCCCGCCCTCAAGATTGATGATGAAGAATCGGTTGATCCCCATGTATTGGACGGTCACGGCGCACACGAGGTAACCGAGCGCAGTCTGCGACGTGGGGTTGTTCGAGGTGTCGCAAACGACGGTGTAGGGAACCGTCGTCCCCGTGTTGTCGAGCATGCCCGCCGAGCGCATCGTCGAGAGAAGCCCGAGGATTGACGCGCGAACGTCGCCGAACAGTGTGGAGTTGATCGGCTCGCCGATATACGGACCCATACCTGTCGCCAGCGTCTCGGCGATGTAGTTGGTCAGGCGCGTATATTCGTCGCCGTAGATCAAATCGTTCTGCGACGAGTTGTATCCGCTGCGACAACCCCAGACCGCGCCGCGCGGAATCGGGTTCGTGACCACATCGAAGCCAGCGGTGAATAGCGAGGACAGTTCAGCCGTGGAATACGTCTGCGTCGATCTGGACGAAACAAGGCCCGCTTTCTGGCTGCCCGCGACGCCGTAAATCTGCTTGTTCAGGCCAGACTCTTGCGGGCTCTGCTGCGATAGCATCCCGGCGACATAGGCCTGCGCGGGAACGAGCATGAGGCCATTCGTGCTGTCGTCCCACCAGAGCCAGTCGCCGAACATGACCTTGAGGCCATAGGAGGCGTAACCGCCACTCACTGACGTTGCGACGGCGTTGGTGATCGTGTCGCCGGATGGCCCGGTCGCGATCATGTAGACGCCCTCACTGATGCCGAACGCCGCCTGAGAGGTGAGGCTGGTGACGTCCGTGAGGCCTGCCAACATGCCGATGGCGCAGGACTGGTTGCGCAGCGCATACATGCCTGTGCGCGGGTCGGCGTCCTCACCGATGAACTGTTCCGTCGTCGGGGTTCCGCCGTCTGCGCCGCCTGAGAGCGTCGCTGTGGCCGCCTCCAGCGTTGGAACGGTCGTTGGAACCGTCAGCACGATCAGCGCGCTCGTATCCGCCGTCACGGCTGCCGCGATGGCTGTCCACGTCGCGCCGGTAGGCGTGAACGCGATCCAGCCAACCTCGATCGTGCCAAAGTCCACTGCAAACTGCGGCTGATCGTTGGTCAGGTCGATCTTGTTCGTAACCCATTCGCCATTTACATGATCGCGATCGTTGCGGAACATGCGTCCGGCGCGCGCGTCGTAAGTGACGATCGGCAGGAAGTCGGCGGAAGTGGATGAAGGGAAACCAAGCGCCATCGTATTTTCCAGTATTCAGACTATCATGCGGGCTGTTTACGAGCCGCCCGCGAACGCTCGGGACACACTGTCCCCAGAAGCCGCTAACCTGCGGCAGCGGCTTCCGGCGCAAGTGCTTTGTGAAAACCGTAGAGTTCGCGCGCGTTGGCCTTGGCGACCGGGTTTGACAGGTAGAAGCTGTCGAGATCAGGAACCAACAAGCCCGCAAGTTCGTATGGGTCCTTGGAAATCGAGAGAAATTTCCCAAGCCGCTGCGCAATGTTCACAAGGTCCGACAGGTGGTCCGCAGGATTGTGCAGCGTCAGGACGTTTGACTTTGCGGGCGTCACATAGGCCACGCGCGCCACGAAGTTCGTCTTGTGGACGTAGAGAGAAACCTGACGCGCGTGTCCGTCGCTGATCGAAGACGACAGTTTCAACTGCGACTTCAAATCGACGATCATCCCGTGCTGTTCCCAGGCGAAGTCCCAGAAGCCAAGTATTGGCACCGGCAGTTCATCGAACTCGTGAACGACTTTTCCCTGATACCCCGTAGGCTGACCGCCCTTGCGGAACTGCTCAAGTCCCGTGGCGACAATTCCGGGTATCGCCTCACGCTCCTTCGCGCGCTTCGGGTCGCCAGACAGTGCGGACAGGTGGTCGAACTTGGCGACAGCCTCCTTCTGACACTCCGAAACGTCGCAGGAGAAATCCTCAAGTCCAAGCTGAATTCCATACTCGGCAGACGTGCCGCGATATGCCGCGCAGCCAACAGGAGCCTTCCTGCCGCACAATCTTTCCATGACCCAGACGGCAGGAGCCGCGGCGAACGTGTTCAGACTGGATGGCGATAGATGCCCGATGCCGTGCAGTTCAAAAGGGTTCGTCATGCCGCCACCTGCGCGCGCATGGAGTTCAGGCCGTATTGCGCGATAAGACACGCTTCCGCGCGCCCGTCGTCCTTCACGCGCGCGAACCTGCACGCCTCAGATGGCCACAACATCATGGCGCGTGCGCGGCTCGTTCCCTTGTCCGCAGTCAGGCACATCGCCTTTTTCCACTTTGTCGGGCGCACCAGAGTCATGGGAATTTTCAGGGCCGCGACGATACCCTCTACGACGCCCGAGGCGTTCCCCAGAACGAAGCTACCGAGGCTGCCATTACCCGGCACGGCCTGAACGTGCTCCATAAAGACATGCGTCACACCGCAGCCCTCAAGAAGCGTCGCAACGCCAGCCGGGGAAATTCTGGTCCGCTTTGTCTTGCCGACCAACTGCTCGATGGCGGGCATGTCGGCGACAGTAACAAGCGATCCGTCCGCGCGCATAATGGCGATTGCTCCCCTTGATCCGGGATCGATCCCGCAGACAAGAACTTCGGCCATCATGCAATCCTCTCGAAATACACTTTTCGGCGTATTTTGCAGGATCTTAGAACCACATCTGAAAGAGGCTTCCGCCCGTTGATCATGTCGCTCAGATATTGAGGCGTGACGCCAACCTTCTCAGCGAAAATACGCTGATTGGCGTATTTACTGATTTCCTCACGAATGATCCTGAAGGCGTCGACGCTGTCTAAAAGTTCCGCGCCGCCTCGCGTAATCTTTTTCGGATCACATACAGCCGCACGCGAGACCGGCGAATGCGCTCCCACGAGAACCTGTTTATCCAAACCCATATCCAAATCCATGCGATCAGACATTCTTCCATGATTCCATCTCGGCCATACGGGCCTTCAAAATGTAAAACTGGTGGTCAAGCTGCGCAGCCTGACGGCTTTTCCATTCGGTGTGCCAGGAGCGTAGACGGTCAGCTTCAACAGCAAGCACCTGCTTTACTTCCAGATACCAGAACCGCTTTGCCTGACCGGCTGTGATGCCCAGAACCCTCGCAGCGCGATCGATCTGCCGACCAACCGTGTCGCCCGCGATGAACGGAGACGCGGCGTCTTTGACGATCGCCTGCATTTCGATTGCGATGGTTTCTGCGGTAGACATTGATTTATCCGTGCTGAGCCGTTTGATTTCTGCCACGGCGGAAAATCCCTCTGTCATTGATGACGGCAGGGAGGTAAACGCCTTTGAACTTCACCGACGAACTCGAAAACCTGATTGTTCTGCTGTCCATAGTGAGAGCGCGGTTGCACCCGCGCATCTCATACCCGCGCGCCGAAGGCGTCTCGATGCGGATAAGACACACCCTTGTTGAGTCGGTGTTTGATGACGCAGTCATGCTGGCGCCGACGCTTGGGTTGGTGGAGGCATGCTCACGCATTGCAGGAGAACTCGTAGAGATCATGACCTACGCGCCACCAACCACGTTCCGCGACGAGACCGGGATTGAAGGGAGGGCATAACCCGCGCACCAACAGCAACCGCCATCAGCGCGCAGAGGAATAGGGCGCTCATCCCTGTGTCTCCTGCGTGGTGCGGGAGAACAGATCGGGGCGGAGTTCTTCGCGCGGGATGCCGGTAATCTTCTCAACGAGCAAAATGCGCGTCACTGGGATGAACCCGGACTTCTTCCACGACTGAACGGTGGAAGGCGGTAATCCGAACTGCTTGGCAGCGGGACGCGTGCCACCCAATCCATCGATGATGCTGCAAGCTACTGACATGGGAGTTTTGTGCGATAACGTCACACATAAGTCAACGATATTTTCGCACGGACACGTGCGACCTGTTCGCACATACTAGACGGATGACTGACCCAAGTATCTCCGATCGTCTGAAAGAACTTCGGTCCCGCGCCGGTTATAGCGTGAGAGAGTTCGCGCGCCTGCTGGGATACGGCGACCGCTACTCCTCTTACGCCTCGTATGAGAACAAATATAAGAAGCCTGCGTTACCTCTCGACATGGCCAAGAACATGCTTCCCTTGCTCGTTGATAAGGGGGAGCCGCGCATCACCCCTGATGACGTTTGGTCTCTTGCCGGAATTCGGGCGGGAGAATCTGCATTGAAGGAAACAATCGAGAGAGCGTCACGGGTAAACGCCCCCGCACCGAAGGGTAGCGTTCGAATTCATGAATACGACGTGTCGCCACAGGCGGGTGGCGGTTCTCTGATCGACGAGGTAGGCGGAAACGGTGACGTTCATACGGCGGTTGCCACCTGGACAATCCCGAAGCCGTTTCTGGACAGCTACCTTCCGGACTCCAGCGGCCTCGCAATCGTAAGGGTCATCGGAAACTCGATGGAGCCAGACTTTCGGGCGGGTGAGCGCGTTCTAGTGGATACGAGCCACCGCATCCTGAGCCCTGATGGGGTTTACGTTCTCTGGAACGGCCTAGGCGTTGTCCTGAAGCAGCTTCAGTTAGTCCCCAACACGTCGCCTCCACGCGCTCGGATAATCAGCATCAATCAAACCTACCCCCAAGACGAGGTCCCATTGGACGACATCACCATCAACGGGCGTGTCGTTGGAAAATGGCTCTGGACTTAACGTAGCTCCCACCCCACCCATCACGAGCCCGGCACATGGCCGGGCTTTATTTTGTCCAACGTGTGCGACAATGTCGCGTGTGTGCGATTTTATCGCTTGACTAACGTGCGCTGTTATCGCACACATACCCCATCACCAGCGCCCACGGCGCACCGGGAGGATGGGATGCTCTCAGAACCAGAATACGAGCGCCTTGGACGCGAGCAGGGACGACATGAGGACAATGTCACGGCCCTTGAAGCAGTCCGAGAACTGATCGACGGCAGCATCAGCACCACGACTAAAGGGCGCGACAACAGCCTCGAAGCGAAGCTCAAGGTACTTGAGGATCGCGGCATCACGCTTCCTAGCGCGGACGCTTTCTGGTCGGCGATGGATCGACTCTGCGACGATCTTTCCGACGCAATCAGTGAGCACAATGACATTTACGAAGATTTGCAGGGCATCCGTGCTCGGGAGAACGCGCGGTTGAACAGATACGAAGCTGCCTAACCCCACCCCACGAAACAGAAAGGAAATACAATGAGCAAGATCACAGCAATAGTTCGTGCGGATCGCATGTATCTGGCGAGCCTTTTTTCCTCAAATGAAGAAGCTCGTTATTATCTCAGCGGCGTATATGTCCATCCTCACGCGGGAGGAGTCAACGTTTGCGCGACAGACGGGCACACGATGGGCCTCTTTCGTGAGCCAGACGGAATAGCAGATGAGGCATTGATAGTAAAAATGCCAAAAGATTGCGTGGCAGCTATCAAAAATAACCAATACGACTCCGAAAACTTGTGGCTTGTAATAACAGACATCGGAACGCCTGTGCGCCGCAGGGCATATTTAATGCGCCACGTAAAAAACGATAACGAAAACATCAGGGAAATTCTCTCAGCCGAACTCCGGGAAGTCCTATCAATGACTGAAGTGTGGTCTGGAGTAGCTGAGGTAATCGATGGAACGTTTCCTGCTTACTTGAGCGTTATCCCAGACGCGCCAGAAAAATGCACCGGAGTTCCGTCATTTAACCCGAGATATGTAAAGCGAATCTCTGACGTTGCGTCATTCGGGAGATCAAAATCCTTCGGCAATCCAGTGACACTAGTTGCAGCCGACAGCGCAAGCCCGGTTCTGTTCGAAATATCCCACAGGGAAGACTTCGTAGGCGTTCTGATGCCTATGCGGGCGGAAACGAGATTGGCGGTACCGGCATGGGCGAGGCGAAAAGAGAAGCAAAACTCTAAGCTAGATGAAGTTGAGCAGCGGACCGATGAGTTAGAGGTCGCCTAACCACCCCACGATGTTTCCCGCTGTTCGCAGCGGGTTGCACCGCCGGGTGACGGCATTTGATTAGATGGTGGTTGAGATGGCCGATATCAAAGAAATTCTTGGAAAGACGATCTGGTCGATCGATGGTCTCGAAAGCGGAAGTGAGGAATTCACGTTCAGGTTTTCAGACGGATGTTCAATAAAGTTTCTGCACTATCAGGATTGCTGCGAGGACGTCTACGTCAATGACGTTTGCGGCTATGCTTTAGACCTCGTTGGCTTTCCATTGCTCGTCGCCAGAGAGGCGGATGGGCAGCAGGATCCAGTTGATGCGGATAGCTATACGTGGACATTCTACGAGTTCGCCACGAACAAGGGCAGCGTAACCGTCCGGTGGCTTGGGATATCGAATGGATACTATTCCGAAGCTGTCGATTACAACTTCAGTTCTGCCTCAGAGGTCGCGGCATGACCATGCAAAACCAAAAACTACAAGCTTGCGCCGATGGTAAGTTCAGCGCGAACCACAACGACGGCAAGGGGCCTTGGATTACGCAGGATGGTAGGCCTGCTCGGGTGATTTGCACTGATGCGCGTGCTGGGCTCCCCGTCGTGGCATTAGCTCTGAACGAGGTAGCAAGCAGAGAGGAAATTTTCTGCTACAGGGCGGATGGGCGATTTTACAGCAGTAGAGCGGAGTCTCACCTCGACCTCCTCAACGCCGAATACGTGCCAGTTCGGCGCGAGTTCTGGGCGAACGTCTATCCACACGGCGGTCTTTTCATCGCAGCGACAAAGGCTGTGGCGGACCGCGAGGCGTCGTCCAGCCGCATCGAATGCATCCACGTCCGCGAAGTCCTGCCGGGAGACGAGTCATGACCGAGACAAGCGAAGAAGAAAAGACCCTTCCTCACGAAATAACCATTCTAAAACTGAGAAAGTGGGATGCCTGCGGTTCGGGGCGTGATTGGTTTCGCGAGAAATTCCCAGAGGGAGGCGTATACGGTGATGTTATGTCGGCTCTCTACAAAGACAAGAGGTATGACGACGCCTCGTGGCTTGCGTCGAATATTTATGCAGACGCGGCAACAAAAGAAGTAGTGGAGGGCGAAGTACGCTCTATCCAGTCCGCGGCTAAAGAGGATCCCACCACGGGAGACTGGTCGCACGCCGCCACGACGGGAGACCGGTCG